GGTACTGGCTTGGTTGGCTAACCAAATAAATTTAGTGGGTGATTTTGATAGCGGGGCTGATGTCTACAAGATAATGGCTTCTGCTATCTACAACAAGTCAACAGAGGACGTTACTAAAGAAGAACGATTCGTGGGTAAACAAACCGTGCTTGGGTGTGGCTATGGGATGGGAGCGGTTCGCTTCCAAGCTCAATTACAATCTATGGGTGTTGCTTTGTCCCAGGGTGATTGCCAACACATAATCCAAACGTACCGCACTTCTTTCCCCGCCATCAGGGAATTTTGGCACAGGTCTGGGGATGCGTTAGCCGCTATTATTTCTAATACTCAAATGCCGTTGGGCTGTCCTGAGCTGCTTGTGGTAGAGGGGCAAAAAGGAATTCGCTTACCTAATAATTTGTATTTACGGTACCCCAATTTACGCAGTGAAATTAACCCTGACACGGGGCGCGGGGAGTTTTTATACGACACTTTGCGGGGTAAATCCAGAGTCCCAACCCGTATCTACGGAGGTAAAGTTGTCGAGAATATTTGCCAAGCAGTTGCGCGTATTGTTATTGGGGAGCAATTAGTTAATGTTTCAAAGGAATATAAAGTTGTGATGACAGTGCATGATGCGATTGCTTGTCTTGTGCCTGAGCAGGAAGTGGAGGTAGGCATGAAACGTATTGAAGAGATTATGAAAGTACGGCCCAGTTGGGCTCCTGAATTGCCGTTAGATTGTGAGGGTGGTTTTGGAGTTAGCTATGGCGAGTGTGGGTAGAAGGGAATAAAGTATTCACCTAAAGATGTAAAAACAACCAGGAATTATTTATGAAAAAAACAATGCCCACCTCTTTAAACAAAAAAGTTTTAGACATATTAGAGGAAGAATTAACTCCGCGTATGGCTTCGGTCACTGACCGGGAACCGGAAGAAGTGATGGCCTTGAGCGCGGCTTACATGCACGCCTCTTGTATGTTGATGAAAGAACTGGAGATGGATCAAGAATTATTTAAGTTGATGTTACATGACACAGTTTCTTACGTTTGGTTGATGGCTGACAGCCCTTCTTCGGGGACGGTACACTAATGGAAATAACTATTAAATTTAATGACCAGGACACAGACCCTAAACACGTTGAGAGGTTTATGAAACTTTTGGAGAGGATTGTCATCGTATTAGAGGATGAACCGGAAGACACTGATGACGGATGATTTGCGTACCAACAGTTGCCCAAGGTGCAAGGCTACTTCTGAGCAAGTGCTGAATATGGAAACACGTTTACGAGTGGGTTGGTATTGCCGCGAATGTCATTACTTTGAGAAAGCAATACTGCGCGAGACAGTCATACATAAAAAAGGAGAGGAACATGTTATATGAGTATAACTGCATTATACGGTCCATTACTGATGGTGATGGGCTACGTGTGGACATCGATCTGGGTTTTGGTGTCACTCTTCGCGGTGACGATGGTCGGGGGGTTAACATTCGCCTTTATGGAATTGATGCACCCGAGTCTCGCACTAGAAATAAGAAGGAGAAGCTGCATGGGTTACTCGCAAAAGAATGCGTCAAGAAGGAATGTAAGGTTGGAGAAACATACATCCTTAGAACGAAAAAGAGGGGAAAATTTGGTCGATGGTTGGGAGATATCAAAACGTCAAAGGGATGGCTTACGAAATTCCTTCTCCAAGCAAAGCTGGCTGTCCCGTATGAAGGACAAAATAAGAAAGAGATTAAAGCAGCTCACGAGAAAAACCGACAAGCGTTAGTTAAGATGGGGTTATTGTAATGTCTGACCATCGTGTACGTGCGGTGACTAATCACATAGGCCATGTAAACAGTTTTAATCTCAGGGTAGATGAAACGGTTTTAGCAGATCCGCGTGAAACAATAAGGGTAGTCCTTCACCCTACGCATTACAAAAGACTCATGTATGTATTAGGGGCAGGGGGTACGGAAACACAACGCGATTTCCAAAAGAAATATGGTGCTATAGCCGCTCATATTTTTGCTTTTTCTGAGGGTGACGTAACTGATTTAGAGGTGTGGTTAGGGTTTAACTTAATGCTCGGCCCTTTTATTATTTCTCGGCGGTGCGGGGGTCGTAATACAAATTGGCGAGTGTATGCTGCTGTTTCTCCTCACACGTTTATGAACTCCCCTGTAAAGTTTATTAAAGGTTCCCCTGGTAAAGTTGATTCAGTTTTTTCTGCCCGTGTAAAAGTGTTAGTTGATGGTGAGTTGTCAAAACGAGTTGTGGAATGAATGCTTGGTCTTACAGCAGCCTTAAAACTTTTGAACAGTGCCCTAAAAAGTATTACCACTTGAAAGTTAAGCGCGATGTTAAAGACAAAGGCAGTAGAGCAAGTATCTATGGGGAAGAAGTGCACAAAGCTGCCGAAGATTTTATTGCATCTGCTACTCCCATCCCGCAGCGGTTTTCTTTCCTTACTAATGTTTTGAATACTTTAGTTTCTATCCCAGGAGAAAAGCTGTGCGAAGTTAAACTGGGGGTAGCTAAAAGTGATGAAGGCTATGAACCTACAAAGTTTTTTGCTGATAATGTGTGGTGGCGTGGTGTGGCAGACTTAGTTATTTTGCAGGGTGATACTGCTTTTTCCATTGATTATAAAACTGGGAAAAATACTCGGTATGCTGATACTAAACAATTGGACGCGGTGGCTGCTGCTATTTTTACGCACTACCCTCATGTTAAAAAGATTAAATCGGCATTAGCTTTTGTGGTTTGCAATGAATTAATACGTAAAGAACACGTTAGTGATATGCGCGATTCGTACTTTGCGACTTTTGAACCAGAGCTTGAACGCTTGGCGGGTGCAGAAGAATCAGGAGTCTGGAATGCAAAGACCGGACCCCTCTGTGCGTACTGCCCCGTCATTGAATGTGAGCATAACAGGACATAAGAATGAGTAACAAAAAAGATATTAATTTATTTAGTAGCGCCCCTTTAGATCCTTATTGCATTATTACTTCTTTGTACCCTTATCGGTATGACCCGTTTGAATGGAACATTTTTTCGAAAGATATGTTGCATAGCTTACGCTCGGTACGGCACAACTTCCCCACGCACATGCAAATACTACTCAACGATTTTTCTGTAGTAGCTGGTTCTGATTTAAAAAATTATAACTCTTTGGTTGGCACTTCAATTTTTGCTTGGCAGTGGAATATTTTTAAAGAAGTGAGGTGGCGCGTTGCAAACGGGGCTCATTACATGGAAGTGTTAAAGGAGTTAAGACGCAGAACTTCTTTGGTTTTATCCTCACATAACATTAAAGACCCCTCAATGAATAGCTACTACAACGAAAGATGGCGAATATTACGCAGTGAATTGTTTGAAGTATACGGGGCTGCTTGCAGTGTATGTGGAAGAAATTACAAGACAGACGGAGTTGTCATTCAAGGGGATCACATACAACCAAAAATTAAACGCCCTGACATTGCTTTGTACTTTAGCAACTTACAAGTTTTGTGTAGGGATTGCAACGTGGGCAAAAGTTATTACTACAACACCGACCATCGTTCACAGGCCGTGTTACCCACTGGATATACTACAAATAAAAGGGTAAGTAATTGGGACTAACAAAGAAAATATTGATTGCAGTACCGGCTTACGATGGCAGAGTGTGTTGTGATTTTTCTGTCGGCATAGCTGAAATATTTAGGTTAGCGCAAGAAAACGGATACGAGTTATTTCTTCAGTATTGGATGTATGATTCTTTGATTCACATAGCAAGGAACAGTTTGTTTACCTGTGCTTATGAACAGGGGGTTGACGCTATAGTTTTTATTGATTCCGACCAGGGATTTACTTCAGAAGCTTTTTTTGCGGTTCTTTCCCATGATGTGGATGTTGTTGGTATCCCCGTGCGTAACAAAACTTTCGAAGAGGGTTACAACATTAGACCCACTGACATTGAACCACACAATTACAATATAGCTTTAAAACTTTTAGAAGTAGAGGCTATAGGCACTGGGTTTTTAAAGTTGTCAAAACACGCTATTCAAGTTCTTAGGGATTCGAGCCCGGCTTATGGAGACAATCACCGCATGGTATGTAATACACAAATTATTAATGGAGGGTTGATTGGGGAGGACATACAGATATGTGACAAACTTAGGGCTGCTAATATAAAAGTATACGCGGATATTGCCCATACTTGTGACCATTTTGGCACCAATAAGTGGGTAGGCAACTATAAAGATTACTACGTGCGTGGGTTACATGAACTGAAAAGAATAAAACAAGAGGGCAGTTAATTGGAATTGATAGAGAATAAAGCTTTAATGTTACGCACTCGTACACCACATGTGGTTACGGAAGCGATTAAAAAAAGCAAAGTGATTTCCAGGGATGGCGATATCTATAACGTGCTTATACATTGGGGGTTGCGTGAAGCACAAGCTTTGAGCCAATTAAAAGTACAGAATGTCCCTTCCCCCATCAACCGTGACTACCAGTGGTCTGGCAAGCTTACCCCTTTTAAGCACCAGGAAATAACCTCTTCCTTTTTAACCTTGAACAAAAAGGCTTTTTGTTTTAACGAACAAGGTACCGGCAAAACAGCTTCTGTTATATGGGCGGCAGATTACTTGATGAAGCGCGGTGATATAAAAAGAGTATTAGTTCTATGCCCTTTGTCGATTATGAAATCAGCGTGGCAGGAAGATTTGTTTAAGTTTGCTATGCATCGTAGTTGTTCCGTAGCGCACGGCACCGCAGAGCGAAGAAAAAAGATTTTAGCTGCGGGTTCTGAGTTTGTCATCATTAACTTTGATGGGCTTAGGGTAATTAAAGAGGAAGTTTTAGCTGGTGGTTTTGATTTAATTGTTGTTGATGAAGCCAATGCTTACAAAAATGTGCAAACCAACCGATGGAAAATACTCAGGGATATTGTGGCTAAAACTCCTTGGCTATGGATGCTTACGGGTACTCCTGCCGCGCAGTCTCCGGTGGATGCGTTCGGGTTAGCCAAACTAGTCAACCCTACTAACATACCTAACTATTTCGGTAGGTTCAGGGATGAGGTTATGTACAAGGTTACGCAGTATAAATGGGCCCCTAAGCCCGATGCTCAACAGACGGTGCATAAAGCGTTGCAACCGGCGATTAGATTTGAGCGGGACCAATGTTTAGATTTGCCAGATGTTACTTACATGGAGCGAGAAGCGCCCCTGTCTGCACAACAGGTCAAGTACTATAAAAAACTTAAGAAAGACATGATGTTATCCGCTGCGGGGGAGGAAGTCAGCGCGGTCAATGCTGCTACTCAACTGAATAAACTTTTGCAGTTGTCTGGCGGGGCGGTGTACACGGATGATGGGCAAGTCTTAGAGTTTGATGTGAGTGCACGGCTTAAGGTTATCTTAGAGGTAATAGAAGAGTCCTCTCACAAGGTATTAGTTTTTGTCCCGTTTACTCACACCATCGAACTTTTGGAGCAGTTTCTTGTCAAACAAAAGATCCCATGCGAGGTCATTAACGGGAAGGTTTCAGTTAATCGTAGGAGCGAAATTGTTTCTGAGTTTCAATCCAAAGATACTTTAAAAGTACTCCTCATCCAACCCCAAGCAGCTTCGCATGGTCTTACTCTTACTGCGGCTAATACAGTGGTGTGGTACGCCCCAGTAACCAGTGTTGAAACTTACTTACAGGCTAACGCTAGGATCAATAGACCAGGGCAAAACAACCGGATGAGTGTGGTGCACATCCAAGGAAGTCCTGTAGAAGCAAGGCTGTATAAGATGCTCCAGGGCAATATTTTAAACCACCACAAAATTATAGATCTTTATAGGAAAGAAATAAGCGAGTAGGCTTGACTTTGTCAAACACAGTGTTATCCTTACTTCCCTTTTTTAAAAACTCAACGGGATATACCGATGAATGAACCTACCAAACCTACTCCAGACGAGTTAGTCAAAGTCTACATAAAAATCCGAGAAGCCATACGCGAGAAGGAAGCTGCACACAAAGAAGAGATTGCCTCTCTTAAAGAGCAATTTAAAATGATGTCCGATTTACTTTTGGATCATTGCAAAGAGCATAACGCTACTTCTGTTGTAACTGAGTTTGGTACTTTTTACCGTACTGTTAGGACTAAATATTGGACTAGCGATTGGGCAGCTATGTATGACTTTATTGTAGACAAAGGCGCTGCGCATGTACTGGAGAAGCGGATTAACAGTAAAGCTATGCAAGAATTTTTAGAAGAAAACCCCGAGAGTTTACCGGCGGGTCTTA